AATGGATATAGTGAATGTTTCAAAAGAAGAAACGGTTGATATATTTATCGGAAATAACAACGAGCAAGATATACTGAACACGCAATTGTTAGTTCAAAATAAATTGGTTCAAGTATTAAGAGGTGGTGATTTGCACCAGAACGCATATCAAATAGATGGCACACCAAGTTTTGAACCTTTTTATGATAGGTTTGAGAATGAGATGGCTGGCTGGTCTTTAACCTTTGATGTATTAATTCCAAACGATGTGTCTATATGTTAAAGAATGTTCAATCAGAACTTAACGCATTTGCAAAGTATGTGATAAAACAATCACGCACATATTTAACAAAAGGAATGCCAACAAGTGGTAAAAAGTATTCTAAAAATGATACAAAAGAGTTGTACAATTCTTTGAAGTATGATCTGAATGTTTCTAAAAATAGTTTTGGTTTAGAGTTCATGATGGAAGAATATGGAGTTTTTCAAGATAGGGGTGTTAAAGGAACTGAAAAGGGTAAATCACTTGATAACTTTTCTTATAAAAAGAGTTCAAATGTTGTTGGTATGGAGTACCATACACAAACATTTGGTAAATGGGCAAAGCGTAGAGGGGTTCAATTCAGAGATAAAAAAGGTAGGTATGTATCACACAAACAGACTGGTTTTATGTTGGCACAAGTCATAAAAAAGAACGGTATAAAGCCATCAATGTTTTTTACCAAACCATTTAAGAAAGCGTTTAAAAATTTAGATAAAGATATCGTATCAGCATTTCGTTTAGATGTTGAGCAATTAATAAAATCAACTACGAATGGAAATAATTAACGCAAGAAGTCCAAAGTTTTATACAATATCGGCATCTGGTTTGGTTTCTGCTGAATTAAAGTTAAGTATTTGGGATGGCAATTTTAACCAGAAAATACCAACCCCAAATTATATTTTAAATAAAAAAGGTATAAATAGTACTGCAACTTTTGAGGTTGCAGAATTAATATCTGATTTTATTGATGTTCAATTTAATGGTAATTATAGTAGTCAAGCAGTTTGGGTGAATGCTGAAATAACATCATTTGATATTGCTGGTGGTATTTTGTCAGCAACAACAACAACTGAAATTGCTTTTAATAGTTACTCCTATTTTGAAGAACCAAATGCAGTGTTTCCAATTTTAACAATGTCAAACAGAGAGGTGTTTATTTTGGATGGTGAAACTTTTAATTTGCCTGTTTTTGTAGATGATGAAAATCTATCAATACAAGTCTTAAAAAATGGTGTTGTACTATTTGAGCAAAAATTAATCCCATCGGATAACAGTTCTGAAAAAATACAATACGTATCAATAGGTGATTTTAAAAATAGCTATGCAGATAGAGTTGTTGCAGATGGTGGAACTATTGAATCAGAAAACTGTTTAAGTGTTTTTGATGATATATTCAATGGTGTTGATGTTATAAAAATAACTGGTGAAAAAGGTGAATCTATAAAAGTTAAAAATATATCTGAATGCAAATTTGAACCTAAAAAAATAACGTTCGTCAATAAATTTGGATCGTTGCAAGATATGTTTTTCTTTAAAAAGTCAGTAGAAAAGATTGATATTAAAAAGGAATCATACAGAGCAAATACAATTGATGCTTTTGGTGTTTACGATACAAGCCAACACACACAACGAGATTTTAACATAACAGCAGATGAATCAATTACTTTAAATAGTGGGTATTTAAGTGAACAATACAACGAGGTTTTTAAACAATTGTTGCTATCAGAAAAAGTCTGGCTAACAAATTATTTAGATGGTGATGATCAAGTAATACCAGTAAACGTAAAGAGCAAAGGAATCACTTATAAAACATCTGTAAATGATAGGTTGGTTGATTATGCTATTGAGTTTGAAAATTCATTTAATGTTATAAACAACATACGATAAATGCAAAGCATTCAATTATATATCGAAGGTCAAAGGGTTGAATTATTTAAAGATGAATCTGTAACTATAACGCAATCAATACAGAACGCAAAAGATATAGGCAAAGTATTTACAGACTTTACAAAAACGTTTAGTGTACCAGCAACAAAAATAAATAATAAAATATTTAAGCATTATTACAACTTTGATATTGTTGGTGGCTTTGATGCACGGATAAAAAAACCAGCTATAATTGAGTTAAACAATTTACAATTTAGAGAAGGTAAAATAAAACTTGAAGGTGTTGATTTAAAAAACAACAAAGCAGATGTTTATAAAATCACATTCTTTGGCAGCACGGTTGAGTTAAAAGATTTATTTGGAGAAGATAAATTACAAAGTTTAAATGAACTTACTGCATATAATAAAATTTATAATTCTACTAATGTTAGGACAAGTTTACAATCTTCAAGTTTAACAGATGTAATTGTGCCATTAATAACACACACGGAACGTTTATTTTACGATAGTTCTTCAACTGAATCTGAAACTGGTAACTTACATTATGATTCAAAATCTATAAGTGGTGTTCGTTATGATGAATTAAAATATGCTATAAGAATTGATACAATAATTAGAGCAATTGAGAGCAGATATAACATCACGTTTAGTACTGATTTTTTTAATGATACAAATTTATCGTACTACAATTTATATTTATGGTTGCATAGAAAAAAAGGAGCAGTTGAAAATCTAACTGGCATAAATCAATCTGCTGTTTATGGTTTTATTGCTGATTATGACATTGGAACATTTACACAAATAGATTTAAATTCTGCATTAACAATTACAGGCGAAGAAGATAAATATTTAACAAGTGAATTAACCTTTGAAACAAGTAATACAAACAGTTATTTTATTTCATTGCAAAGAAATGGTATAGAGTATTTAAGACAAGAAGTATCTGGTGGTGGTAATGTTACAATTAATAATTTCCCTTTAAATGGAACTTACACGATCTACATTGAAGCAGATGTACAAATCGTTTTTAGTGATATATTTTGGTTCTTTAGATATGAAGATACTTTTAATAATGTTATAAATGAGAAAACCCATTCTACAAATACTTATGTTTTTGAGAATACTTTTACATTTGATATTACGCAACAAATACCAGATATAAAAGTACTTGACTTTTTAAGTGGTTTATTTAAAACATTTAATCTAACTGCATATTTAGAAAATGATATTATAGTTGTAAAAACTTTAGATGATTTTTATTCAGTTGGTATTGATTATGATATAACTAAATATATTGATGTTAAAAAAAGTTCAGTAAATGTTGCTTTGCCTTACAAAGAAATATCATTTGAACACGAAGATACAAAGACTTTTTTGGCTGCGATACACAAGCAGAAATTCGGTAAAACTTGGGGTAAGTCAGAGTATGACAATGGCGAAAGTTTAGATGGTTCAAAGTATTCAATAAAAACACCATTTGCACAAATGAAGTATGAACGTTTGGTTGATGCTGGTGGTACTGATGGAACAACCACAATTCAATGGGGTTATTCAACAGATGATAACCAAGAAAGTTATATAGGTAAGCCATTAATTTTTTATCCATTTTATGTAGGTGGTGAAAGTTTATCCTTTGTAAATAATTCAACATCAGTTGAAGCATTGCCATTTTATATAGTACCATCAAACAGTGTTGATTTATCATCTTCTGTAAATAAAGACAACATTAATTTTTACAATGAAGTAAATGAGTGGTCTGGTGATACATCGTTTTCAGGAACATTATTTGAAAAATATTATAAAAAATACATTCAAGATATATTCAACCCAAAAAATAGACTTTCAAAATTTACTGCTTATTTGCCTTTAAGAATTTTGATTAATTATAAGTTATCAGATAGATTTATTATCAATGGCAATAGGTATAAAATCAATTCAATTAAAACGAATTTAAAAGATGGTGTATCACAGTTAGAACTATTAAACGATTATGATTAAAAATATTTTAGAATTATTAAAAGATACTAAATCAAATAGTGAGATAGTACAATTGGCAAAAGGTAAAAACAAGTTTCCAGAAAGTTTTAAAGAATTGGTACAACGTGAAAAAAACATTTTAAGATGGAAAAAATAATAGTAGAGTTAGAAGCTAAAACTGACAAGGCTTTAAAAGGCATTGAGAAGGTTGGAAAGGAAGTTGAAGATTTAAATAGAGAAGTTGTTGGATCAAACAAGCGAACAGAAAAATCTTTAAAAGGTGTTGAAACTGCATCTAAATCTGCTGCTGGTGGTATTAAAGCAATTGGTACAACACTTAAAGCAATTGGTATTGGTTTAGTTATATCAGCATTGGCAACATTAAAAGAGATGTTTAACCAAAATCAGAAGGCAGTAGACTTTTTCAATGTTGCGTTTGAAACAGCATCAATTGTAGTAAGCCAAGTTGTAACTGCATTTGTAAATATTTATGAAGCAGTTGCCAAGAGTTCTGAAAACTTTGATGCACTTGGTAAAGTTGTTAGTGGTTTAATAACGTTAGGATTAACCCCTTTAAAATTAAGTTTCTACGCTATAAAATTGGCAGTACAAGAAGCACAATTAATATGGGAAAAATCCTTTTTCGGTGGTAATGATAAAGAAACAATTGCAGAACTAACTTTATCAATTATTGAAACAAAGGCAGCCTTTTCAGAGGTTGCAGAAGAATCGGTAAAAGCTGGAGCTGATATCATTAATAATTTTGGTGAAGCAATTACTGAAACGGTAAACATTGGAACAACTGCTGTAAATGAACTTGGTAAAATTAGCGTAAAGGCTGCATTAGAAACAGCTAAATCAAATGTTGAACTTACAAAATCTGGTGAAGTTGCTGCTGCTATGCAAGGTTTATTGTATGAGCAATTCGATAGACAGGCAGAGAAATTAAGACAAGTTAGAGATGAAGAAAGAAACACAATAGCAGAAAGAAAAAAAGCAAATGATGAACTATTAATTGAGATTGAGAAGGGAGAAAAGGCTGCAATCAATCAAGCTAAAATTCAATTAGGAATCGCAAATGCAAACCTATTAAAGGATGCAAAAAATGTTGAATTCCAAGTTGCTTTAATTGAAGCTAAAAAAGAATTAGCTGGAATCGAAGCACAATTTGAAGGTATAAGATCAGAGCAAAAAGCAAATGATTTAGCACTTGATAGGGAATCAATTGAGTTATTAAATTTAAAAAAGGATGGTGAGTTAGAACTTAACAACAATAGAAAACAATTTGAAGCAGAACAAATTGAAAGCGAGTTGTTAAAACTTGAAAGACAGAAGTTAAATAACGAATTAGAATTAGAAGAAGAAACCAAGCGATTAACTGCGAAAAGAGATAATTATAAAAAAGATACTATTGCCTATCAAGATGCACAAAATCAACTGTTAGCATACCAACAATCCAACGGACAGAAGCAAACGCAAATTGATAAAACAATTGGTAAATCTAAAGAAAAGATTGCAATGGATTCTTTGGGAGCAATTGCTGGTTTGTTAGGTCAAAATAGCAAATTTGGTAAAGCATTGGCAGTTACATCTGCAATTCGTGATACTTACACTGGTGTCAATAAAGCAATTGCACAGGGTGGTATTTGGGGGGTTGTTGCTGGTGTAGGAGTTTTGGCATCTGGTTTAGCAAATGTTAAACAAATCACAGCATCACAAGAACCAGCAGCACCAAGTTTTGCAACTGGTGGTGGTGGCGGTGGTGGTAGTGTATCAACACCAGCAGCACCAAGTTTACCACCAGCATTTAATATTGTTGGAGCAAGTAACACCAATCAATTAGCAGATGCAATTGGTTCACAATCACAACAACCAGTACAAGCGTATGTTGTTAGTAATGATGTTACAACAGCACAATCATTAGATAGAAATATAATTGATGGTGCAACAATAGATTAAAATACAAAATAACCAAATTAAAACATTATACAGTTATGGAAATGGTCGAACTAATTTTAGATGATAAAGATGCAATAGGTGTTGAAGCGATATCTGTTGTTGAATCACCAGCAATTGAATCAGATTTTATTGCTTTAAAAAATCAAGAAATAAAACTTGCAGAGATAAACAAAGAAAAACGTTTGTTGATGGGTGCATTATTGATTCCACAGAAACCGATTTACAGACGTAATGGAGATAAAGAATATTATGTGTTCTTTTCTTCTGAAACTGTTTTAAAAGCATCTCAAATGTTCTTACAGAATGGCAATCAATCTAACTCAACATTGGAACACGATGGAGAGTTAAAGGGTTTAACATTGGTTGAGAGTTGGATCGTTGAAGATAAAGAAAAAGACAAAACAGCATTGTATGGTTTAGATGTTCCTGTTGGAACGTGGATGGGTTCAGTCAAAGTTGAGAATGAAGAAATCTGGAACGATTATGTAAAAAGTGGTAAAGTAAAAGGCTTTTCAATTGAAGGATATTTTGCAGATAAGATGGAGAAGAAAGAAGAAGAAGAGCAAGAAATGTCAGAGGATGATTTGCTAATGATTGAAATAATTAAAGCCTTATCTGATGTCTAAATCTGTTTACTGTAAATGCAAAAACACCTATTCAATTGAGTGTAAAAACGATAAAGAATGTGATGTTCCAGATTATTGGAAGCAAGGGATTGGAAATATTTCCAAAACGAAAATACAAAATCAATAACTAATTTAATTATATAACTATGACAATAAAAGAACGCATTTTTAATAACCTATCTGAAAGAAATAAAGTTGAACTATCAGCACAGAAGGTTGAGTTGAGTTTAATTGATGATATAAAATCTGAAATGATAATTGCAAATAAAGGTGCTATATCTGCTATTGATTTAGCATTTAAGGCTTTGCCTTTAGCTGAAAAATCAATGTCTTTAAATAAAAATCTATTAAAAAAAATAGAAAAAACAAAACAATCAGCTAAAGATTTGGGTGCAAATGATGTTTTAAAGGTTTTAGAAAAATCAGATATTAAAATAAGAACTAACATAAAAGAAATACAAAAATTAATTAAAGGATTAAATTCTATATAACTATATGAACACAAAAGAAACATTAAACAAAGTTAGGACTTTACTTGGTATCGAAGTGAAGTTTGAAACTATGACGTTAGAAAATGGTGCTGTTTTAGAAGCAGAAGCATTTGAAATAGGTGCTGAATTATTTGTTGTTGCAGATGATGAGCGTGTACCAGTTCCAGTTGGTGAATATCTTACTGCTGATGGTATGGCAATTTTAGTATCTGAAGAAGGTATTATTGCTGATATCAAGAAAGTAGAAGATGCACCAGCAGAAGAAGAAACCCCAGTTGAAGAAGTTGAAGAAGTTGAAGCTGAAAAGACAACACCTAAAAAGATTGTTGAATCTGTTTCAACTGAAACTTTCTTTGCTGAAATTGAAAAGTTAAGAAATGAGATAACAGAACTAAAAACTGAATTATCTAAAACTGAACTTTCAGAAGTTAAAGAAGATGTTGAAGGGATCTCACATAATCCAGAAAACAAATCAGAAAAAAAGGAGTTAAATCTTTCTTCTAAAAAAGGTAAAAACACAACAATTAACAGAATTTATAATAAATTAAATAATTAAAAAATGGCTACAACTACAACAATTGAAAGTTCATATGCTGGTGAATTTGCTGGTAAATATGTATCAGCTGCCTTATTAACAGGTAACACTTTAGCAAACGGATTAATCGAGGTTAAACCAAACATTAAATTTAAAGAAGTATTAAAAGTACTTTCTATCGATGGTATCACTGCAAACGCATCTTGTGATTTTTCAGATACATCTACTTTAAATTTAACAGAAAACATTTTAGAGCCTAAAGAGTTACAAGTAAATCTTGAACTTTGTAAAACACCTTTTCAATCTGATTGGGAAGCTGTATCTATGGGTTATTCAGCACACGATAATTTGCCTAAAAACTTTTCAGATTATTTTATTGCACATTTATCTGCAAAAATTGCTGAAAAAACAGAACAAAATATATGGTCTGGTGTTGCTGGAAATGGTCAATTTGATGGGTTTGCAACTTTATTAGCTGCTGATTCTGATTTACCAGCTGATCAAAAAATTGCTGGTGAAACTGTAACTGCTGAAAACGTTGTTGATGCTTTAGGTAGCGTTGTTGATGCAATACCAACTGCATTATATGGTAACGAAGATTTATATATCTACGTATCACAGAGCGTTTGGAGAGCATACAAGAGAGCATTAGGAGGTTTTCAAGCAAATGGTCAAGGTGCAAACGGATTTATGGCACAAGGAAATAACCAAGATATTGACATTCAGTATTTCGATGGTGTTAAAGTTGTTTGTGCAAACGGTTTAGAAAATGGGCAAATTATTTCAACTTTGAAATCAAACTTATTCTTTGGTTGTGGTTTATTAAATGACCAAAACGAAGTAAAGGTTTTAGATATGGCAAATTTAGATGGTTCTAAAAATGTACGTTTCATTATGAGATATACTGCTGCTGTACAATACGCAATTGCATCTGATATAGTAACATACGGAATTTAATATTAACCTTTAAAAACAAAATATATGTCTTGTTTATTAACATCTGGTAGAAGTCTACCCTGTAAATCATCATCAGTTGGTGGTTTAAAAGCAGTATATTTTGCAGACTATGGTACGTTGGGAACTCCAACTATCGTAGATGGTGAAATTACAGCATTCGATGGTACAGATATTGAATTTTTTAAATTCAGTATTAAAGGAAATTCAACACTTGAAACTGCAATAAACAGTTCTCGAGAAAATGGATCATTATTTTATACGCAAACTTTAAATTTAACTTTACCGAAGTTAGATAAAGGAACGCAAGAAGAAGTTAAATTATTAGCTGCTGGTAGACCAAATATAGCAATAGAAGATTACAACGGTAATTTCTTTTTAGTTGGCTTGGAAAACGGAGCAGAAGTAACAGGAGGTACAATCGTTACTGGGGGTGCTATGGGTGATATGAGTGGGTTTACACTTACTTTTGAAGCTATGGAAACAGAACCAGCTTATTTTGTAACACCAACAGTTATAATAGATGCAACATCTGATGTTGTAATAGATCCAACTGTATAAAAAACAGCTCTTTCTTTTCATTTGAAAAACTCTAATATTAATTTATTAGAGTTTTTTTTATGCCAAAAATTAAAAAACACGTTTAATTTCATTATACAATTGTGAAACATTTATACCCAACATTAGCAGAACAAACTATAAAGATTATACCAAGAGATTTTGGTGTTAATATAGTAATGTCATTGCGTGATGATAGCACAAATAAATTAGAGTTTTTATACCCTACCAACGTAATTAAAAACGGAAACTATTTAGATATAACTGAAACTTTTGAGTTAACAGAAGGTAGATTTTATGATTTAAAAATCTTTTATGGTTCGTTTGAAAAAAGGGTTGAATTAGATAATGGAATTTTAGAAGGGTTGCAATGTTTAGGAGTTGATTATGATGCAAACGATATCATTTACAGGGATAAAATATTTTGTACATCACAGAACACCAATCAAATAAAGAATGAGTATTACACGGTAAATAAGGATGATTACAAATCTTTAAAATCCGATAACGATTTTATAATTTTATGAGTAAAAATATAAATAAATATAGGAAACCAGCACCAGCAAAAAAGACAACACCATCAAGGGTTAGTTTTGTTTCATTAGGTACATACACATCTCCAGAAATAGTTGAATCAAAATATAATGATTGGGTGGAATTTGGGGCAAATAACAACTATTTTTCATTCTTAATCGATAGGTATAACGGTTCACCAACAAACAATGCTGTTATCAATGCGATATCACAAATGGTTTATGGTCGTGGTTTAGATGCTACAAATAGTGCAAAGAAACCAGAAGCGTATGCAAGGATGGTTTCATTGTTTAAAAAAGAGGTTGTACGAAGATTGTCTTATGATCTTAAATTAACTGGGCAATGTGCTATGCAAGTTATTTATGCAAAGGATAAAAAGAGCATTCAGAAAGTTGAGCATTTACCAATTGAAACATTGAGAGCAGAGAAATGTTCTGAAAATGATAAAGAGGTTCAAGCGTATTTCTATCATCCAGATTGGACTGAAATAAAGCCAAGTGATAAACCTTTAAGAATACCAGCTTTTGGACTTTCAAAAAGTCCAGCACCTATTGAGATAATTTATATCAAACCATATAAGGCTGGAATGTATTATTACTCAACCCCAGACTATCAAGGTGCTTTGCAATACGCAGAGTTAGAAGAAGAAATCTCAAACTATCATTTAAACAATATAATGAATGGTTTAGCACCATCAATGTTGATAAATTTCAATAACGGTAAGCCAGACGAAGAAACACAAACATTAATTGAGAATAAAATAAAATCTAAATTTTCTGGTACATCAAACGCTGGTAATTTCATTTTAAGTTTTAACGATTCAAAAGAAGTGGCTGCTGATATTACACCAGTTCAGTTATCTGATGCAGCAGAGCAATACGAGTTTTTAAGTGGTGAATCACAGAAGAAAATAATGGTTGGTCACAGAGTTGTATCACCTATGCTTTTAGGGGTTAAAGATTCAACTGGTTTTGGTTCATCAAATGCTGATGAGTTAAAAACAGCATCTATATTAATGCATAACACGGTAATAGTTCCTTTTCAAGAAATGTTAATCGAAGCATTTGACAAAGTTTTAGCATTTAATAATATTTCATTACACCTTTATTTTAAGACGTTACAGCCTTTACAATTCATTGACTTGGAGAATGTGCAAGATAAAGAAACACAAGAAAAAGAAACTGGTGTAAAACTTTCAAAAGATAATAAAGATTTTATTGATGCAGATATGTTGGAATCTTTAGAAGGTGAACAAATATCTGATGAATGGGAGTTAGTAGATAAAAGAGAGGTTGAAGAAGATAATGAAGCTATTGAGGAATGGGCAACACGATTAATTGAGGAAGATAAAACAACATTTCAGAAGTTAGCTGATTTGGTAAAATCTAAACCAAACGGATTTTCTTATTTAGATAAATCATTTTATAAAGTTAGATATGAATATGCTGAAAAATATAAAAGCAATAATTCAAGAACATTTTGTAAAAATATGATGGCAAGAACATCGAAGGGTGTTGTTTATAGAATTGAAGATATAGATAAAGCCTCAAGAGAGGGAGTAAATAAATCATTTGGTCATAAAGGACAACCCTATAATTTATTCAAATATAAAGGTGGTAAACAATGTGGACATTTTTTCAGCGAACAACTTTATCGATTAAAAGATAAAACAAAAAAAGGTTCAAAATACGTTTCTCAATATGATGAAACAGATTCTATACCCAAAACATACAAACCTAATCCAGTAGGAAATAGAGAATCTAAAATAGCACCTAAAGATATGAAAGATGGAGGTGCGCATCCATCAAATACTAAAAAGAAATAGATGGCAACAGCATTATTCATAAGTAGAACGGATTTAGTAAAAAATACAGTAGTAGATGGTAATGTTGATACTGATAAATTCATACAATTTATTAAGATAGCACAAGAAATACATATACAAAATTATTTAGGATCTAAATTATACGATAAAATAAGCAGCGATATTATTAATAATGATTTATCTGGTGATTATTTAAAGCTGGTGAATGATTACATACAACCAATGCTTATACATTTTGCAATGGTGGAGTATTTACCATTTGCAGCATACCAAATTAAGAACGGAGGTATTTTTAAACATAACTCTGAAAATGCTGAAACGGTTAATAAAGGTGAAGTTGATTTATTGATACAAAAAGAGCGTGATTTTTCAGAATATTACACACGAAGATTTGTAGATTATATCTGTTTTGAATCAAATAAGTTTCCAGAGTATAATACAAATGTTGATTCAGATGTAAGACCAGATAAAGATGTTGATTATACTAATTGGGTATTATGAGAAATAAAATATACAAACCAAAAAAGGTAAATGTAAAACGTTTAAAAACGTATTTATCTAAAGTTAAAAAAGCAACTAATGGCAAATAAAATTGGCTGGGGTTTAGGTACTTTAAACAACTCGATTAATTGGGGTTTAGGTGCTGTCAATAACTCTATTAATTGGGGGAATATACAAGAAGAAGAAAAAAGCTGGTCTGGTGAAACTGATATATATGGAACATCGTTTTTTGTAAAGGCTTATTCAGATAGGGTAATTGCTGATGGTGGTGTTGTTGAAAGTTTACAGTGTGTTGATGAAGCATTAGATTTAAGTTCTAAACCAATTATAACGTTAATAGGTAATCAAATTGTTTACTCAAATATAAACGCAATATACAATGATTTAGGAGCAACTGCATTTGATGAAATTGAGTTTGGAGATTTAACAGATGAGATTGTTACCACAAGTAATGTGAATAGCAGTGTTGCACAAGTTTACGAGGTTAAATATAATCTTCTTGATCCAAGTGGTAAAAGAGCAAAAGAAGTTGTTAGAACTGTTTATGTAACATCTGAATTAGTAAATAGGTTTAGAGATAGAGTTGTAGCAGATGGTGGAGTTGTTGAGAGTTTACAATGTGCTGATTTTGATTACTCAATCAATTGGAATCAAGTTTTATTGAATGAAGATAGTTATAGCAAGTTCATCACTGAATATACAGATAGAATTGTTGCAGATGGTGGAACGTTAGAAGCAGTAAATTGTATAGATAGAAATTATTTCAGTCAATGGAATTGGGTTTATTACTATCGAGTGATTGAAGATAGTGGAATAGTAGAAAAAATAGGTTGTGTAAATTATAATAATATAAATTAAAATAAAAATGTCAAAAACACCAAGTATAGCAGTTATCCCTAGCGGATATAAAGCAAGTAAAGTTTACAGTGTCCTACCTACAAATGGAGATGCTGATTTAGATTTCACACGTAATTGTGTAGCAACACGAGTAAACCAAGATGGTTTATTAGAAGAAGTAGGTTTAAATGTACCAAGATTAGATTATTCAGATGGGGGATGCCCATCGTTATTGTTAGAACCACAGAGAACTAATTTAGTAACAAATGCGATTGTTGGTACTTATGTAGGTTCAGTAGATATAACTAATAAAGTTGTTTCTCCAAGTGGTTTAATTGATGCAACTACTCCAATTCCAACAACCACATCAAACAGATTTGAATACACTATATCATTAGGCACATTCGCAACAGATGATATTTTAACCTATTCGTGGTACAGAAAGAGAATTTCTACACCGATTGATGATTCATATCTTGGTGATATTACTTTAAGTTCTTTAATAAACCTTGAAACTGAAGGAGTTACAGAACAAATTGAATCAGATATAAATGGATTTGATAGATTCCAAGCAAGGGTTAAGATTGTAGATGGTGCTTTAGAATCAAAAAATAGAGCATATTTCGGAGGTATTGTTGGAGTAGGTAATCAATCCGTTGCATACTACGGACATCAATTAGAATTAGGTACTTACGCAACAAGTCTTATTTATACAAGTGGTGCAGAAGTAACACGTTTCAAAGACGAAGCATCTAAAGATAATTTAGAAAGCTATATCAATAGTTCAGAAGGGGTGTTGTATGCTGAAATTAGTGCTTTATCCGATGATTTATCTGTTAGGGAGATTTCAATATCTGACAACTCAACAAATAACGCAATAAGGTTGTATTACAGTATATCAACGAATAGTATTAATTACCAAGTGAGGTCTGAAGGCTCTCTTGAACTGTTAGGAACTTATGCATCTACTGATATTACTGATTTTAACAAAATTGCAGTAAAATGGAAGATTAATGATTTTTCAATGTGGGTGAATGGTGTTAATGTTTTCTCCGAATCTTTAGGTGAAACTCCAATAGGTATGAATGCTATTAGATTATCCCCATCAATATCATCTAATGGAGATTTCGAGGGAAAAATAAAAGATTTAAGAGTTTATAACGAAGCATTAACAGATGCAGAATTAATAACATTAACAACAATATAAAATGATGAAATTAGCAAAATATCAATTTGATAGTAAAGAACAGTTTGAAACTAAATTTAAGGCTTTAGGAGTAGAAACAGACGAAGATGGAAACGAAGTACCAAACCATCCGCACGTTGCAGTTGTGTTAGGTCATATTGTAATTGAACAAGCAGAGTATGACGAAGAAGGTGTTACAACTAAAGAAGCTGTTTACTCTACCAAATACGCAGTAGATATGGCATTTTTTGGATTAGATGCACATCCTTACGGTTGGAAGTCTTATTCAATTGATGTAGTTGGTGAGGGTGTACATTCATTTGCTGGTGTATCGTATCAAGATAACAAATTTTAATGGGTTTAAAAAAGTTCATTCAGAATTTAGCTTTAGACAAGAAAGAACACGTTTTGGTAGGTGTCGTTTATTCGGCACTTATACCATTATTTGGTTTTTTATTTGGTGGAATAGGTGCATTGTTCGGATTTTTATTAGGAACATTTTTAAATCTTTGGAAAGAAATTTACAACGATTTTTACAGAGGTAAAGGAAACGCTGAATATTTAGATTTTATCGCAACAGAAACAGCAATTTTAATAACATATTTAGCTTTTTTATTATAGATGGATAAAATAGAGTTTATTTCTGATAGTTTTGGTGAGATGTCTGGATTCCTAACCTTTTTAATTTTGGTTCTGGTGGTGCTTTCTTATGTTACAATTAAATTTAAAGAAACAATAAACGAACTTGTTAAGAAAAATAAACATAATAGAGATATAAACGATCTTCTTTATCACTCAATGTTTTTAACGAGTGATAAAGTTTTGCAACGTATTGATAAAATAGACTTTACAACCTTTGATGGTTACGATGAAATCAAATCAAAACTATTAAAGAAGCTGATCCAATTAAAAATCGATACTGTTAAAACTCGTTTTAGTGAGTTCTTAAAAACTAAAGATTTAGACAAAGTAAAGCAATCACAACTTAAATTAATGGTTGCAACTACTTTATCAAATTTGGTAAACGAATATAACGATAAAGCCATTAAAGTAATGTCAGAAGAAATGGATATCGAAATAAAAGATGCTAAATTTTTAGTTGATAAATACGAAGAGTTTCGTCAATACATTGTAGATGCTTTTGTTAGCGAGTTATCCGTGATTGTTATGGATGATAATTACATTGATAATTTCGAGCGATTAAACACCATTTTATACACTGTATCAATATCGTTAAGCATTATACCAAGAGATGTTGTAGCAACCTTTAACAACGTTAACGGAACGTTTAAAAAATATAATAAGGCAGCGTGAAAGAGGGCGAACAGTTAAATTATAAGGATCGGTTGTTCACAATGGTTTTAGATAACGGAATGTCTTTGACATTGGCAGTTTG